ATCATTATTGGTAATTGTATTTTACCTTTATTATCTCTAAAAACACCCTGTCTTCTAGCTCCATTCCATCTTTCGGAATTACCATAAATTACAGGTATTTTAACTGCTACTCCATTATTATCCAATGTAGGTAATGCAGTATCTTCTAAATAAGACATCATTGCATAATCTATATCAAAAAGAGAGATACTTTGTTTTAAGTCTCCTTTTGTAGATTTTGATTGCAGAATCCTATCTGTTTTTTTTAATGGGTTAGTAGACATATTAATCTATTCTTTTTTCTATGTTTAGATTCGATTTACTTACTTCAAATGATGATATTACAATACTCCAATTATTATCAGGAGAACCTGCTACAAACTGAATTTCATTTGTATTATCAATTTCATAATAAGAATCATCGTAATATATAACATCACCAATTTCCGGATATACTTTTCGTTCTTCACACAATTCTCTATCAACTTTAAAAGTCATAGTTTGAGTGGCTTCAGAACCAAATCCCTCATATGTAACTCCTTCCGGGTCTTTATCTACTAAACCAAATAGTTCAACACCAGGATGCCAAGTTTTGTTTAACGATTCTCCGTAAATATTTACTGTTGTAGAATTTAAATCTATTTTAAACAATACAAAAGTATTTTCTATCACAGTATCTACCAATTCTCTGGCAATACTATGAAAAAAATCTAAATCTCTACCTATTGAAAACTTTGGCATATTATCCTACATATAATCTTAAAGGAACTTTTCTTAGCATTTCCTGATGGTGAGTGGATTCATGTGCTTTATTTTCCATCACATTCTTTCTACTCATCTCATCTAAGTTTTCTCTTAATTGGGTAATTAGCATATCTTTCTCTACCTGTGCCTCTGCTCTCAATGCTGCCCCATCTAAAGAGATTTCTGCATCAGGTATAGGGATAGATGAATACTTCTCTCTAATTGCCCCTAGTAACTCTTTAGAGAGAGCCAACGTGTACTTACGAATCCATTGTTTACCAACATCATTTATGTTTGAATATTGAATGAAATCGTATGGAATATCTGAATAATCCGAAAGTGAATCTGCTTGAATTGTTTGAGAATCATGTTCAAATTCATCTCTACTAATATACTCAAAGTATATTCTTTCTGGATGATTTATAGAAGGAACGGGGAATATTTCTAATTTATTATCTACTATATTAAATGAATGTGCCGATTTACGAATGTGGTCATTAAATTCAATATGTTGCATTCTTAGAACATCCTCATATAAAGGCATCATTAAGAATTGTGCCGCAGGAGAGTAATTACCAAATCCTAACTCACTCATTAAATTCAATGTACCTTGAGCTCCAACTGAATATGGGTCAAAGAAACGAGTAATTGCAGGAACTGCTTCGTGATAAACTCTTGTAACATCAATTGTGGATGAACCACTAAATATTGCTCCAAAAGAAAGACCCGATTCTACATCAGTTGCACCTTCCATTATATCATATATTTGAACCGATGATGTTAGAGTTACATATGCTTTCTTAATAGATGTTGAACCTCCAACTCCTGCCAAAGTTCCATATTGTTGTGCCATACGAACTGCAGTAGGTAAAAATGAACCATCTACAAGTGTTTGAGAAAAGTTTGCAACTCTCCCCTTTGGTTGTCCTCTTAAAATATCAAGGTTATTACGAAGATTAAATTGGTTTATTTGTGCCGAATACTCTGAAACAGATTCTTCAAAACAAGTAAATATTTGGTCATTATCCAATTCAATATTTACAATTGGCCAACCCAATCGTTTTGCTACCCATGTTGCAGTTTTGGGTGCATCAATTCTAAACTCAGTATCTGAATCGTAAATTCCAAAAGGAGTAGATGAACCCGATATAAATGAGCCAGATACTGAACCTGACCAGTATGTGTTTACAGACATAATGAAAATTTATAGTTTTACACCTATAAATATAAGAAATAAAAAAGAACTGATATTCCTATAAAACAAAAAGGGAGAACATTTCTGTCCTCCCTTAATGATTACTCTAATTGATTAAGATTAAAGAGTCTCTAATCCTTCAACTAAGATTTTACCGTAGAATTCTGGTCTAACGATTTTCTTAGCGTAACGAGTCATAACACCACGTCTTGGAGTGAAGTTAGTTGGGTCGTACACTAATGGAGTCATAATCAACGGTACATATGGAGCGTAAACCGCACCTGTCTCGAAGAAGTTAGAACCTTTGAAACCTAATAAGATAACGTTCTCAGTCATATAAGGGTTTTTGTAAACATCATATCTGTTTGAGATAGAACCGATGTTAGTTACACCTGCTGCAAAAGTTAAAGCATCTTTACCAGGGTTTGCAGAGAATCCGTTCATTGATTCTAAGATTGTAGCTACGTTTGGAGAAACAACTAAGAAGTTTGCTCCACCTCTCATAGTCAATTGGTGAATCTTGTTAGATACTTTTTGCAATTTGATACCTAAAGTTTGATACCAAGTTGATTTTGTGTATGCTGAAGCTGCTGCTGCGTTAGCATCGATTGCAAATGTTCCGTTTCCAGAATTGTAATCGTATCCAACTCTTGCAGACCAGTAATCAGTTGTGAATGCGTTTTGCTGCAACATCTCTAAGATTTCTAAGTCAATCTCTAATGAGATATACTCAGATAACATTTGAGTTAATTCAGCTTCTGCATCTACTGAGTGGTATGCATTTAAATCTTGCGCTAATTCTGGAGTCCAGATTGCTTTCAATTTACGAGTCTTAGCCACGATAGGCTCAGATTTCAATTCTAATTCGATTTCTGGAATCGCTAAATCAGCTCCTCTATCTTCAAAGTCACCTCTAGAGATGTCAGTTGGTTGTTTGTGGTATGCTAAAGTACCACCTACCGTAGTTGCTCCTGCGTAAGTACTTTCTGCAGTAACTCCTGCTACGAATACTACGTTTGAACCATCTTTAACAGTAAATTGAGGATATAATGTAAATCCAGAACCTGATTGTACAAAATCAAATGCTCTTACACCACTAAAATCTGCATCATCTGGTAATGCTACAGTTAATTTTTTAAGTTTACCTGCTGCATAAGATGAAGAAATAGTAGAATCAGATAAATCAAATGAAATACTTGCTAAAGATGCAGATGCTAACGTAGCTGATTTTGCAACGTCTGAATCATTGATTGTATATCCGAAACGTCCTGCTCCGTAAAGACCACCTTCAGTAGCTTGAGTAGAACCCAATTTGTTACCATCTGGAGATAAAGAATCTTTACCAAAAGTTCCACCGTTACCGAACATAGAAGAACCAGAAGCTGGTCTACCTACTGTAGTATCAGTACCATATTTGAAATCCATATAGAAAATAAGTCCTGATGGTAAGTTCATTGGTTGAACCGAAACGAATTCTTTCGCTGCGATAGAACCGAAGATACGACGTACCAATGGAAGAGCAACACCTGCCCACTCTTCTGAACCAGAAGATGTACCTGTACGAGTTGCCTCGTCCAATAATTGCTTAGCTTGGTTTTCTAACATTACTGCCATACCATGCTTAGTTGTTTCAGAACCTACTCCTTCAAGTAATCCTGTTTTTTCCCACTTGCCTTTCAAACCTCTAGTTTGCTCAAGCATTACGCTCTGTGGGTTAGCACCTGTCATTAATTTTTTTAAGTTCATTTTGAATTTAATTGTTTTTATTATTTAATAATACCAGCTAATTTTTTGAATCTATTAGAAATTGTAGTAGATTCTGAAATCACTTGCTTCTGAGCTGATGGTTTTGTAGATTTAACTACTTTACTTGCAATTCCTTCTGCGATTGATTTCTTAGCAATTCTGTTTGATGAAGTGTATTTGAAATTCTCTGCTAATGTAGAGTAAACCAATTTAACTTCTCTTACTGATTTTGTTCTATCCAAAGTTTCAATAACTTTAACTTTCTGTTCGTTAGTCATGTTATGAGCTCTGAATAATTTGTTTGCGAATAATAACTTAGCGTTCAATAAGTTCACTTCGTTAATTGTTCTTTGTAATGATTTGATAGTCTTGTAAGCTTCTTGTAAATCTGCTTTCAATTCTTCCGCATCCTCTTCTTCACCTTCTTCAACTTTATCTTTCAAATCATCTTCCATTTCACGAAGAATTTCTTCTAAGTCGATTACTTTCTCACCATCTGGGTCAGTTCCTGCCTCAGCTCCGTCAGTATAATCTTCTCTCAATTTTCTACGTGATTCTCTTAATCTTTTAGATTCCGTTTTTGGTTCTTCTTCTGCCGCTGGAGCTTCTTCACCATTTTCTAATTCAGCTAATTGTCTTCTTAATTCTGCAATTTGTGCTGCGTTAGGGTCTTCTGCTGGAATTTCTTCACCTGCTTCTTCTTCGCCATCTTCTTCACCTAATTGTGCTTCTAATTCTCTGATAATGGCTTCTAATCCCATTTCACCTTCTTCTTCACCCGCATATGGGTCTTCTTCTTCACCAAACGGATTTTCTTCTTCTTCACCACCTGCCATTGCGTATGGGTCTTCTTCTTCAGTAGCTGCAAAAGGATTTTCATCTTCTTCACCATCTGGTCCACCTTCTAATTCAGCCAATCTAGCTCTTAATTCAGCTATTTCTCCTGCATTAGGGTCTTCTTCTTCTTCACCACCGAAGTCATAATCATCTTCTTCGTTTATGTCTGCTACTTTTTCGTAGTCAGTTCCCGATTGTTCTGGTTTACCACCGTCTTTTGCAACACCTACTGATAAATCAGTATCTGCATACAATGATGGTTGAGAACCCGGTGTTTCTGCTGCATCTGTTCCAACTTTAGAACCAATACCAGTAGAATCCAATTCTTCATTTGTAGCCTCTTGGTCATCATCTGCTTCCATTTCTTCAGCTTCTGCTCTCATCTTTTGAGATAAGATAGATTGTAAGCGTGGAGTAAATGCTTCTTCAAGAGCTAATTTTGCGTTTGCTAATGCAGTTTCCTTTACGGCTTTAGCATCGGCGATTGCTTCTTTTAACAATTTTGAGTTTGCCATTTATATTTTTTTGATTTACTTGTGAAGTTATTGATTACAACTCCAATGATATTCTGTTGATTGTTCGGTCACGCCTTATAAGGAAGGGTATTCATTAATCAACTATAAAAAGTAATCCCATAATGAATGGGATATTTGATAATAAGTATATAACTTTTTAGAAAACTAAAGAAAAATCCCAAATTTATTTGGGATTCTCAATATTTTTTTGTATATTTGTAGATTTTATTGGTGATTTACCAATTTGTACTTAGTTTTATATAATAAAGATACAACCGTATCAATATCATTCTGTATCCAACTATCTTGTAATTTAGGATTTGTTCTTAATTTTGCAACTAAATTACAAAGAGTTTCAAAATAATTAATAATATTTTTAATATCATTATTTTTATCTAATGTTCCAATTCCTGAAATTTGTATTAACCCCTCCTTACCTTGATATGCTTCAACAATCGGGTCTATTAAATCCCCAATTGAATCGTAGTATTTTGCCAATGCTTTATGTGCGGAGTGTGCTCCAACTCCTTTAACACCTAAATGAAATGAGTGAGCTTGTGTTCTACTTTGTAGTAATAATGATGCTAACTCTTCCATTTATTTTGTTTTGCAAGATTTGCACTCTCTCAATCCTAAT